CGTTTCCAGAATAATTAAATGTGTCTTTTATACATTGTTTTAAACTAACATAAAATGAAATTTCATCTGTTACAATTGTATTTTCTGCTTCATTTGGATCCGGGTTTGCCTGAATTGTTTGATCAATTTCATTACCATCATAATTTTCGCCTATAAAAATTGTAAAAGGTTTCATAAAAGGCGAACAGTAACCACTTGTTTTAAAATTAAGGACACCACTTAAAATACCCGAACGTCCTATTTTTAAACTATAAACTAAAGGAGCTCCGACAAATAAAATTCCAAAAATAATCAAAAATATATGATAAGCATATACTTCATAAAAATTTAATATTTGTTCAGACGCTGGTTTTTTTTTGGTTTCAACCAAATCACTATCATTCGGTTCATCATACATTATAATTTTAAAGAATATATTATAATTATATAAACTATAATTATATTATGAAATATAAAAATGGAGAATATGTTGTATTATTGTTATTATTTTTATTGATTGTATTAAATAGTTATTCTCTAAAAGAAGGGTATGATAATTATAGTCATACTGTAGATTTACCAATCAATACTAAATATTCATGTAAAAATATGTGTGGTCCACAATCCATATGTAGTTTAACTGGAGAACAATGTACTTCTGATATTGATTGTTATGGTTGTAAACCAAAAAAGCATAAGAATAAAAATATTTCTAAAGAAGTTTCACCTTATGATGATAATGGTAAATTAACAGATAATATGACACCAAATTATTCCGTTTTAACAAATGATATTGGAACAAAAGCATATTATTTTAAAGACAAGATTGATAGTCCAGCGTTATATTATAATAAGGGAATTAATACATGGAGAGAAACGTTTGATGAAGAACAATATTTATACAATAAAAGATATAATCCTTCTATTTATTTTACACAATTTATACCTAGTTATAAAGCGACGCCGACATTATCTGGAGAATTTATGGTAGTGGGTCCAGAAGCATCGAACGCAACATTTTAATATTAATAAATTATATGATTTCATTTGAAAGAACACTTATTAATATTAAAAAGATACCAGATGTTTCATTATATTCTAATGTAATTTGTATAATAAATAGAGAAGCTGATCCAGAAAAGATAAATATACCTCAATTAGTAGAGTATTTAAGAGAAATCAATATTCCTTCTCAAGACAATTATAATGAAGTGATTCAAACGATGCGTTCTGTTATTTTTAGCAATCAAGCACGAATGTGTAGATTTTTAGGAGGAATTGAACAAAAAGAATTTAATACAGATAATTTTATATTATTAAGCTATCTTAATTTTGAAAATAAAAATTATATTAATGGGTTTATCAAAGTGAAAAATTGTCCGATGTATCGAAATATTATAAAAACAAATTATATTTGTACAGATTTATATTTCAATGGAATTGGAAAAGCATTATTAACTCTTTTGAAAAGTGTAGTCATTCATTTAAATATACCTAAAATAAGAATTCAATCTATCAATAGACCAACTACATTAAATTTTTATACTACACAAAACTTGTATCCAATTGCTGAACAACCTAATCCAAAATATACATGGATGGAATGGGATTATAGAAGTAAAACATTAAAAGATGACGGATATTTAGAATCAATGAAGTTTCCTTTTCATATCATTTTAGATAAAGAAAAATATATGAAAAATCGTAAAGATGTAGATGATGCTCCTATTCTTCCTTTTCGACAAAAAGAAAGAAAGTCTACTAGTTCTAGGTCTAGTAGCTCAAGAAGGAGTAATAGTGTTTTTCATAGTGTTGAATCGATTTAAATATTAACAATTATTTTATAAAGTTATGTATAAAATAATTATTTTTCTCTACTTTATTTCAAATATATATTCTTATTTAACTGTTCCACAATGGAATACAATAAATAAATTAATACAAAATAGAGAAACTCCTATTTTATTAAGAAATAAAATAAATAATATTATTTTTGTGAATTATTATAATAAAACAAAATACGAATCTTATTTGTTCAAAGTAAAATATAACTTAATCAAGACAAGATATTGTAGAGAAATAGATGAGTATGCATATATTGGATTATTCAAAGCAATACAAGGATATGATGGTAGAGGGTATTTTTATAAGTATGCAAAAAATATTATTTATTTTGAATTAATCAAATCTTTTTCTGAATTATTAAATGTAAATATTTTGCCTCATTATTTAAAACATAATAAAAAAATAATTATTGATAAAGAAAAATATAAAATAAATTATAATACAAATTTTTTATTTGAAAGAAAAGAAAAAGATATTTTATTTTATAAAGAAGATATTATAGAGAAAGTAAGACATTTGGATATAAAATTACAAATTATATTTTATTATAAATATGGAATTCATTTAGATCAAAACGTTTCAAATAAAGTAATTGCTGAAATGTTGAATTGTTCAGAAGAATCAGTTCGTCTAAAAATAAAAAAAATTATTAAGTTATTAACTAGCATACAATAATCCACAATTTCCTCAATAAAATTAACAACATTATATCTTTCTTCGAATAAAACCATATTATAATAATAATCATAAATTCTCCAAGTAGGTTTGTTGATACCGACAACATTTCCTGATTGAGGGTCACAAATAACCAAACTTTGTGCATTTGGGTCAATCGGTGGAATAAGAGTAACGGTTTCTACTTCAATATTGGTAAAACGACTCATATTCATAGCTCCACTAGGTTGTAAATCAAGGTTAGAAGAATTCAAACAAAAATTATAAACATATAATCCATCTTTACCTGATCCAGATGTTCTAGTATATTTTTCGATGTAATTATATACACCTGCTGGTTGTAAATTTTCTCTATAAATGCCATCTAATAATATTCCCATTGTGATTAAAATATCTTTTACATTTTCAAAATTATAATTTCCAGTAATCATCCAACCAGTTAAAAATCCATTTGTATTGACACCTGGTCCAATCTCTACTACTGTATTAGAACGTTCAACAGGATATGACCCATTTGTGGGTGCTTGTATTAAATCTTGAGGTAAATAATTATAAGGCCAGTTTGTATAATTGCTCCATTCATTTCTTAGATTCACATCACTTCTTTGAAAAAAAAACATCCAATCAACAATCATTCCGATTGAATCAATCGATATACGATTAGAACCAGTAACATTGTAAAATATTTGTTCTCTTACTTGTTTGAATAAATATTTTTGTTCTTGTAAAGCAAACAAACGTGATTCTTCATTAGAAAGAAAAGCATATGTACAATTTAAATGTATATCAGCATTCCAAAGTACTCGATTATCTGTATAAGATAAAACACCTAATTCAATATCAGGCGGTGTTTGAAGAAAACGATACATTTGCATATAAAATAAATTAAAGTTGGGAGCTACATAAGGAAAATTATTTACAGTATCATACACATCACGAATTTGAAATAATTCTTGAATAGGTCTCATTGTAATATTGATATGTAATTCATTATATTGTAGAGAAATCAAAGGAAATGCCATTTGAGATTTCAAATTAAACCAAGCGTTTAATGGAATATATAAGGTACTTCCTCGAATACTAGGTTCAGAGCCACTACTATTTGTAGTGTAATAAGAATTTGGATAAGAGTTTACTCTACTACCAGAATTAGCTGGGTCATATATTTCTGGGACGTGACCAATCATTTTAAAAAATAATTCTTTTTTATCAGAAGAAAAATCTCTCAAAACAGAATTTAATATATATCCTCCTGAAAATTCTTGAATTGTTTGATTTCCACATGTAATGGTTACTTTTGCAATCATTTGTGCTCCCAAATATTCTATCCATTTAAATTCATATGGAACCCATTGATTTCCATTTTCTTCAGTAGGCGGAACAATTGTGCTCCAAATATTTGGTAATTCAACAGATAAATAACAATCCATTAATAAATCTGCATACCTAGGTATTTTAAATGTAAAGTTGGATTCTTCTGTCAAACGCAATGTTCTTGAACCATCAAAATCAACTCTAAACTTTTGTAGACCAAAATTAGTATATTTAGAATAGGTAGATTTAAAAAAAGTTTTAGAAGGATTACCATTTAAAATAATATTTTGTTGTCCTTCACTTACTAATTGCATTAATCCACCAGGCATTATCTAATATATATACTTTTTATTTAACTTTATGTCAATAAAAGAATAAAATAATCATTTATATTAATATGATTTCACCAAC